ACACAATCTGACTTAGACTTACACATCGTAGCAGACTTCTCAAATATCAAATGCGACTTCCTAGAAGACTACCTTCAAACTAAGAAGGAACTTTGGAACTCGTCACACAACATCACCATATACGGTTACGATGTAGAGCTATATGCTCAAGACACTGACGATCACTTGGTTGCTACTGGCATCTATTCGATCAAGTCTAATCAATGGCTTCTAAAGCCAAAGAAACAAGAACTCAGCATTGATAACTTTGCGGTCCAGTCTAAGGCAGCAGAGCTAATGAATGATATTGACGCTTATATTCTAAGTGGATCTATGGATCAACGTTCAGCTAAAGAGCTGAAGGAAAAAATCAAAAAACTTCGTCGAGCAGGCTTGGAATCTGGCGGTGAGTTCTCAGTGGAGAATTTGACTTTCAAAGCCTTACGCAATAACGGGTACTTACAACACTTAAGTGATTATCTTCGCCAAATCGAAGACAAATCACTTTCATTGGAATTGGAGCCGAAATGAGATTAGAAGAACTATTAGAGTCTAAAGTAAATTATACACGTAAAGAAGGCACACGACGTTTCAGAGTGAAGTCTGATAAGCCATTGACTTTTGACGAAGTGAAAAAACACCCAGACCTTCTCAAATATGCCGGCCCACATACTACTATCATTGATGTGACCGATGAAGAAGATGTTAGCAAAGCTCCAGGTGAAAACAAATGGAACGCTATGGCCAGACTATATGGTCGTGATGACGACGAAATCGTAGTCGCCAACGGATGGAAAGGTCAAGAATGGATTTGCTTGGCAATCAATGTCGAGGTCTAAATGAGAACCTTCAAAGAATTCATTACAGAAGCGCTTAGAGTTAATGCAGATAATACTGTCATGTACTCAACGCAATCAAGCCGTTTCGGTAGCAGCCAAGAAGAGATTGACACTTTTCCAAAGCTTGGTATGTATCATTCGAATGATGCTAAGTACAAAGGCGTAGAAGTTTTTAGCTGTTTTGTTTACAAACACAGCGATGTCACGACAAGCATTTTGAAGGCCATTAAGGGTCAAGATGGACCTTATAAGATGGACGAAAAGACTCGTTTGAAGTTTATCCAAGATGCAGCAAAGTACGCAGCAAAATTAGTGAGTAGCAAGAAGATTGATTTGATTTTGTATCCAAAGTCTAGCTCTGATCTTGATGCACGTTTCGTAGAAGAGATTGTCAAATTGACTAATGTTGCAATTTTGCCTGATGCTGCAGTGAAGAAGCAAATCGAAATCCGTGATGATAACATGCAAGACATGTCTGTGTTTTTGGATGTTGACAATCCTGACTTTTTCAAACTCTCCACAAAATCTATTAAGGCCCTAGAACAAGCATTGATTCGTTCTGTTAGGAAGAATCAAGAATCTGGCAAAGGCGCTGAAATCTCATTGAAGGATATTTACAAAGCTCATGGCAAATTTGTGAAGAACTTTATGGATGCGACTACCAACCTAAATGAATTCGTCGTTGGGCAAAATGTTTTGATCGTGGATGATGTGGCATCTTCTGGATCAACAATCATGGAGATGTCCCGCCTTGCAAAAGAAGCAGGCGCAAAAACAGTTACAGCATTGACTCTGTTCAAGAACCAGTCTTGATAGTTCTGTTCACAAGTTTAACAGAAATGGTTACAATAAGATGCACCAGAAAGATGCTACGTCTTTAGCGTAGCACTAGTTCACAGAAAATCAGCACATGTCATCATCAAAAATCCAAAAAATTCTTGACAATTACACTGCCACCAAGGATCTCTACTATACATTCATAAAGTATATGGTAGATTCGCTTACAATCTGCATGCATTTCACATTGAATGCACCTAAAAATCTACAAAACCCAGTTAGTGAGTGATATAATCTAAGGGACTACAATTACGTAGTCCTTTTTCGCATACAAACAAAAATAATGATTTTTCAACACATAAATTTAATTGTTTAGCGGCCCAAGCCGCACTATAGTATTCAACCCCATCTATTACTACAACTCTAGATTTTTTGAGCTTTAGTGAACTAGTGCTACGCTAAAGACGTAGCATCTTTCTGGTGCATCTTATTGTAAAGAGAAGAGGCTGTCTATTATCACAAACACTAATAGCTGCGCCCAAATTATTATAAATACAAGAACTACCAACATTAAATAGAGGACTACATAGTGTTACTAAACGAAATTTTAGAAGAAGGCTCTGCACCACGCCGCGCGTGGGAAGGCAAGTTAAAAAAGATTGATAAACTACTAGCTTGGATGTATGACAAAGACATCCTCACTAAAAGCGAAAAAGCTAAGAAGGACACTATCTTCAGCGCTTACTACCGTTACTACAATGATGGCGATATGCCTGCTGCATTGAAACTACAAGGCATGAGTAAGTACTCACTAGATACTGAGAAAGAAACTGCACTAGAAAAATATCTAGAAGACTTCATCAAAACTATCTTGGCTAAGTATCTACCAAAGGTAAATCGAGCTGAGTTCCGATTGGATGACATCATTGCTTCACTAAAAACTCCTATCGAGGTATGTGAAAGCTATGACGCTTTTGGTCTGTTGACATATTGGATCAAAAAGGTTAAAGTCCCTGATGACACTGAATTAAAAGGTCTATTAGAAGACGTTCAAGCTAAATATGATGCATTGAAAACTGCTGCTGATGAAATTTCACCAAAAACTTCAAACATCGTCATCTCGTACCGTGTCGAGAAGATGAAGGAAGAAGGCACATGGAATAAGCAATTGGATAAGCAATGGGATGCACTAAAAGCTTCCATGGATCCAGTCACTGCATTCTTGAAGAACCTACTATCTTCAGCTAAAGACCTAAAGAAAGCCAGATTCGGCTCAGATGACTAATGGATCGTATTGACTTAGGGTCATTTCCTAGGTCAAATTCTGTCTAAAGAAGAATGAAGTTCTATTATTGGAACTTCATTCTTCTGCTCTATTCGAAAACCCTAATTCAAAACTAACGCTTTGCTACGTGCTTTGTCACGTAACGTTCTATTATGATAGAACGATTATCATTGGCACCAATAAGTTTGATCAATGTGAATCCATTATTGATGAGCTCAATACGCTTATTAGCATATTGCCTTCATACATGAGGTTAGACATACATAAGTCCAATAAACGCTACATTCGTTTCTCTAATGGATGCCAAGTAGTAACTGAAGCGATAAGCGATAATTTTGGTAGAGGCAGAACAGTAAACCTATTGTATTTGTACAACATCACACAACAAAGAAAAGATAGCTGTTATCAATGGTGGAAATCACCGTGTCATCTGCCTAACCGCAGATAAATAGTGAACATATGCGTCAATCGGCAACGCTTAAAATAAAGTCGATGGTACTCCGCACCTTAGTAAGGGGTCGATGTTGTGCCTGCGCGGAAGAAAAGCGACATACGCTCAAGGCCTGAGCGTGCCTGTGAGGGCAAGTTAAGGCGGACCTGATCGGTTGCAGGTCGACTGTAGCCATAGAGAGCCCGGGTCTGAAGTGTGTGAGCGCACACTCAATAAACAGCATAAACCAATAATCCTACTGCGAAAAGCAGTTATTTCATTGCGGTACATTTCCGCTGCTGATAATTGGCGGCTAAAATCTTCCCTTCGGTAAGGAAGGAACAGTCGTCCGCTCAAGGGTAATCACCTACACGCCCAAATTGCGAACTCGATTGCCTTTGCAGGAAAATCAACTCGATCTTCCTGAATCCTACTCATCCTAAATTATTTTTTTCTATTTAGGTGAATGGAAGGGCTCTCGGTAACCCGAAATTAGCTTTCTTTAATTTTAGGAGAATCTTTGTAGTAGATGTTATCAAATCTTGGGCCGTTTGACAACGCTCTGTCCCTAATTACGCGTCCAGATTTACCAAAAAGCTTGAGAAGCCAAACGCATAGAAAGGTATTCAATTCCGTCGATGATGATGGGTCGACATGTCTTTTGACTTTTTGCATTGTTTACCTTTTCTTCTTCAGATAAAGGTCTACGCTTCTTGCCTCGCAAGCTCGCCGCTATTTTTTCTTTAGTCTCCTGCGAAATTGGTTTTTGCTTCCCTCTTCTTGAATCTGCAATTCTTTTTCTAATTTCTGGGTTTGAATTGACGTGGTCCCAAGACCCTCCACCAAGAGCAATATTCATACATAGAGAATCGTTTAGAAAGCTCTTCATTAACTAATTGCTTCTCTCTAGATTTCAACTCTTCCCTGCTAGGCAGAAATTCAAGAATCTAAAATTTGTGATTCTCAGCTCCGTACTTGTTTAACGAGTATTTGATCCTCTTACCAGAACCCATATATCCATCATTCAAACCATCAGTCGAATGCATACCAATGTAGTATTTTTGATTGATGTTATTTGTTGTCTTGTAGATGAAGTGGTATTGTTTAGGTTTTCTTGGTATTTGATTCCCTGTTGTTTTTCTTTATTTATGGAACAATGTGGAAAATCGTGAAAGGGAAGGGCTCTCTATTGCCTAAAATTTGATGACTCTGAGGCACAATAAATACTTTGTAAACTATACGGAGTATTGCTATGCAAGGAATCAAATATACGCGAGAGATGGTTGAAGAAGTGGATCGCTGTATGAAGGACCCTAACTACTTCATCCGCGAACACGTAGGTATCCGTCTGACTACCGAACAAAAGCAAATGCTTTTAGCATTTCGTTCCGGTAAGAACATTGCATCCTGCACAGAACGCCAAAAAGGTAAGACTACAGTCCAAGCGTTGTATGTGCTTTGGTGCGCATGCTTCTTTCAACAACGCGCAATCCTTTGGGGTGCTACCAACACGGTAACCCTCCAACTTACTCGTGAACTCATTGGCAAGTTCTACGGCAGAGTGCCAGTCTACATGAAGCCTGGTATTCGATTCGTCAACAATACTTCGATAGAGTTTGACAACGAAACCCATATTAGCTTCCAGGTCATGACCGAAAACTTTGGCCGTGGCACGTCTGTATCACTAGCCGTGCTCGACGAGTTCGCATTCGCAAAGCATCAAGAAATGTTTGACTTGTTGATTCCGCACTTCATTGCATGCAAAACTCAAGTTATTTCATGCAGCACAGGAAATCCTGGCTCTAAGTTCGACAAGATCCTAGACCACGAGCAGTTTGAGTCTCTAGTGTTTGGAGGTTGGCATGGCGGGTAATGACTATCTAAAGTCGCCAAATGCAACCTCAGAATACACACCAGAGCTGATTCAAGAACTGTACAAATGTAAGCATGATCCAGTATACTTCATGCGCAACTATGTGTTTGTGCAGCACCCAAAGCGCGGCCGAGTACCATTTGATCTGTACAAGTATCAGGAACGCTTAGTCAACGCAATCCACAACAACCGTCACACAGTTGTTCTTGCATCTCGCCAGGCTGGTAAGACTATTACCATTTCGATCTACTTGCTGTGGTTCGCAATGTTCCATGACGACAAGACTGTGTTGGTAGCATCGAACAAGTTTTCAAACGCTCTTGAAATTATGCAGCGTGTTCAGTACGCATACGAAGAACTTCCACACTGGCTAAAGCCTGGCGTTACTGAGTTCAACAAGACTTCAATGGAGTTTGACAACGGCTCTCGTTTCTTCTCTCAAGCAACTACTGGCGATACTGGTCGCGGTAAGTCGCTTTCGAAGATGTTCATCGACGAATTGGCATTCGTACGTAAGACAATTCAAGATGAGCTATGGGCTTCGATCGCACCGACCCTATCGACTGGTGGTGACATGATCGTGTCTTCCACCCCTAATGGTGACAACGAGTTGTTCTCGACTATCTGGCGGGGCGCAAAACTTGGCGGCAGCACAAATGGCTTCGTCCCGGTTGAAATTAGTTGGGACGAACACCCAGAACGTGATGAGGCTTTCAAGAGCAGCATGATCGCCAAGATTGGCGAACTCAAGTGGCGTCAGGAATTCGCAAATGAATTCGTCTCGTCTGATCCATTGTTGATCAACTCTATCAAGCTTCAACAGATGCGTCCTATGCCTCCCAAGTTTGAAGACCATGGATTCAAGTTCTGGGGTGAAGTGAATCCAAACAATTCGTACTATGTTGGTTGTGATATTTCAGTAGGTATTAACGGCGACTACTCAACAATTCAAGTCATGGAGTTTCCGACGATGCGTCAGTTTGCAGAGTTCCGGTCGAACACCATTTCACCGCAAGCTTTGTATAAACGAATCAAGTGGATCTTGGAATATTTGAAGAGACCGGATGTACCTAATGCTAAGACCCCTGAAGTCTATTGGAGCTTTGAGAATAACGGCGTTGGTGCTTCTATTGTTGCTCTATACCAGAATGAAGATAACTTCCCTGACGCCATTCTGATGAACGACAAAGATAGAATTGGTATGGTAACTTCTAACAAGTCGAAGATCCTTGCTTGCTTGGAGCTGAAACGCCTGATTGAGAAGAACACGAATGGTCTTCAGATCTACTCTGATTTGTTCATTGAAGAACTAAAGAACTATGTGTCTAATGGCAAGAATACGTATCATGCTAAACCTGGTGCAACGGACGATTTGATCGCTGCAATGCTGGTTGTGATGAACGTGTTCAAACGTGCAGCTGATTATGAAACAGAAGTATTTGACTCCATCTATAAAGATAACTGTGATGATGACGAGTTTGATTCGGATGATCCATTTGGTGCCGAGGCCGCCCCTATGGTATTCTGATAAATATCTTTAAGAGGAGACTAACTTGGTCTCCTCTTTTCTAAGGAGAAACCCATGGACTTTTTTGGTTCACTCGTGTCAAACATCTGGTCGTTGTTGATTGGTTCTGTCTTCGACATTCACACTTACGTTGGTATCATTCTTGGTGTGTTGTTTATGCCATTCTGGACTTGGTTCTATGGTTGGGCTAAAAGCAAGATCGAAGCTAAGTATCCTGCAGCAGAGCCTATCATCGATGAAGTTGAGAATGCGGTTCACGCAGTGGAAGGTGTCATCAAACCTGTTACCAAAGCTATCCAAAACAAAGAAAGCGGCAAGTGAAACTTCCGCTTCAATGATATAATGAATGTATTGATAGAAAAATAGAATCGGTACCTTCTTATCCCATTTAAAGGCCGCCTATTCTGTGTGGCCTTTTTTGGCCATTACCCCTTGAGTTTTGACCTTCGTCTTGCGCGGTTGGCACTACTGGAGAAAATAATGAAAGAACAATTTGAAAAGTTCTTTGCAGAGTTTCGTAACACCAAGCTTTGGAAAGACATGGAAGCAACCACGGAAAATTCTCTATGGCACCGAGAATCGAGTGTTGCACGCCATGTTGAAATGATCTTAGAGGAATATGAAAAGATCGCACACTTGAGGTCTGAACGGCAACAAGCTTTAACTTGGCTTTGTATTTGTTTTCATGACACTGGTAAGCCGCATGCCAAGAAAGACAAGTATACCGAAGAACGTGGCCACTACACTTCGTTCGGTGGCCACGAACAAATCTCCGCACGTATCTGGGAGAACTATGCTGTTGATAATTGGAATCGTTGGAAGCAACTCAAGAAGACGTTTAACTTGAAAGAGTCTGACATCTATGTGATTTCATGGATCATTGAAAACCATTTGCCTCACAACTTCTCAAAGGAATCTGAAATGCGTCGTATCGCTACTCAGATGGCTTCGCCTGAGTTTGAGAACGGAGCCTTGGCTGACGTGTTCTATGACCAGCTGATTTGCGATCAAAAGGGCCGCATCTCTGACAATCACGAGAAGAATATCCGTGAGGTCGAGGAGTTCATCGAGAACATCAAGTCTACACCTACTTCCCGTTTAGCTGATCATGCTGACGATGCTCCTGAAATGTGCATCATGATTGGAACTTCTGGCTCTGGCAAGTCGACATATTCAGCTACTAAGAAAGGGTACGAGAAGTACTCGTTGGACGCTTGTCGTCTTGAGTATGCCGCATCCAATGGTGTGAAGGGTGAGAACGACATCGACAGATACTCATGTGCATTTGACTATTGCGGTAAGCATCGTGGTCCATTTCGTCAGTATGCTGATCAGCGCTTCCAAGCATTGATTGATCGTGGTGTGAACATGGTTATCGACAACATGAACGTGAATTACAAAGCTCGCGAGAACTATATTCATGCCGCAAAAGCTGCTGGATACAAAATCACTACTGTGTTGTTCCCGATCACTCATGAGAAACTTTTGGAACGCCAGAAGTCTCGCAAGGATAAGACAGTACCAATCGACTGCGTGTTGGATCATTATAAACGCATTTCTATGCCTTGGGCAGGAACCGAATGTCATTCGGTGGAAATCTGCACTGACAATATCGATTAAATGACAGCACAATTTGGTGGGGTGAGTAGTATAATTGCTTCACCAAATTGATACATAAATTGGAATTACGCAATGTGATTTCCATACAACAATAATAAGTGTTTGGTACAAGAAACGGCACTCGTTTCTGTGTTGACTTCCTACATGGTATCAAAAACAATGGAAAAGAAGAAATAAATCTAACATTTCTTCTCCAATAGTGCTAAATCTCCTATAAATAAATCTGTCGATGAACAGCTCACCGACAAATTTACATCAGACTTTGCACTAACTTTAAAACAACAATAATTTCGGAGATGATTTTATGTCCAGCAAACTAGAAGCCCTCAAAGCCGCATTCGCACCTAAGACCAATGGCGGTAATGGTAATGGTGACAAGAAGTTCACCCAGTTTTATCAATTCTGGAAGATGAACCCAGGCGAACAGGCCACTGTTCGATTCCTGCCTGATGCAAACCCAAACAACGAACGTCAATTCCTGGTTGAAAACCTAACTCACACTCTCGTCATCAACGGCAAGAAGCGTGTGGTTGCCTGTCTGGAAATGTATGATGGTCATGGCACTTGCCCAATCTGCAAACTTTCGCGTGAATACTACGACAAGGCTCGCATAGCTGGTGAAACCAAGGAAAATCCAGGTCCGTTGACCGCACTAGGCAAGAAGTACTATCGTAAGAAGGAGTACATTGGTCAAGTGAAGGTGCAAGTGTCTCCGATCGAGTTCGAAAAGAATGAAGGTCATGAGCATGAAATGCCAATTTCCATCGGCCCGCAAATCTACAACCTGATCCAAGCCGCATTCGCATCTGGTGATCTGGAAGAAGTACCATATGAGTTCAAGGGTGGTTACGACTTCCGAATCTTGAAGTCGACTCAAGGAGATAATGCCAACTACACTCTGTCTAAGTTTGTTCCTAAGCAGTCTGACCTTGATGATGACACCATCGCACAATTGAACTTGTATGACCTGTCCACTCTCTGTAACCGTCGTATCGACGCAGAAACACTGGAAGCAATGTTGACAGCTGATACTACTGGCCAATCGTACAAGCCAGCCGGTGAAGATAGTGTCGCTGATGTGGATTCGTACTCGACTCCAGCAGTCCAAGCCGCAGTAACTTCTACAGTAACTCCACAAACTGAAGCCGCGCCTCAGGCACCAGTGGCAAGCGATAATAAAGTCAACGACGTGTTGGCTCAGATTCGTGCTCGTGCCGCAGCCAATAAAGCCTAAGCATCAGTAGCATCTAACAAGGGACTAAAGGTCCCTTGTTTCATCTTCACTGTAGGAATTTCTCTCTATGGCAAATCTAGCCTTTCTAAAAGATTTCAGAAAAGCTCTTGACAAGAATGAAAATGTGTCAACTGCTTTCCAGCCTCCAAAACGCTGGTATCACACCGGTAATTACGCAATCAACCGCGTGCTATCCGGTTCTTATATTCGCGGTTACCCGGCCGGCCGTGTAACTGCTTTCGCCGGTCCTTCTGCATCCGGTAAGTCGTTCTTGGCTTGTAACTCGATTCGTGAAGCTCAGAATGAAGGCGCATTCGTCTTAGTGCTTGATTCGGAAAACGCGCTTGACCCAGTCTTCATGAAGAAGATCGGTGTCAACACTAACCCGACT